CAACTTTGAACTCCTTTTGAGCTTCTGCTTTGAGTTCTTCTAGTCTATCCTTTATACTAACATTACCTAACAGGCGAGAAGCTCCTGCATCTGCTCCTGTCTTGCTATATCCTGCATTGATATAAGATTGAGTTGCGTTGCCTGTGTTGATATACTCTTGACAGAATTTCTCTTGCTTGGGGCTTAGATTATTCATATTAAAACCTTCTTTTGGTTTAGCTTAAAGTTGGTTGCTTTTATTATCTCTTCACAAAGAAGTTTAGGTATTTTAGATCGTTCATAGTTGTTTTTCAATCCTTGAGTGCCTGTCTTAGATCCTCTAGGTGCAGGCTCGTGATGGCAATTTGTATTTCCATTAAAGCAAGTTGCCTTAGGTAACCAGCCATCTTGGTTGAACAGGTCAAATATATTATTACTCCAAATATCTGTCGGCTTCATTCTTGAATCACCATAAGAGCAGTAGGTTATTGTTGTTTTATGTAAACCTCTCATAAAAGGCATTTTTCTTAACATCCCTACGGGGTTTTCAATGTAAAATATACAATTGAAGTCCTTTATTATCTTGAGTGTGTTTTTCACCAAATTATCGCTTTTAAAGGCAAAATCTGACTTAGGTGTAGTCATATCTCTATGATGCGAGATACCTGCTATTGAGTAGGTTGTACAAGGAGGTGAAGCCCATATCATATCGGGTTTAAATGGTATATCTTCTTTTTTTAAAAACTCTATATCTTTAGCTAGGTTTATTCCATCAAATTGTTTTACATCAACTGAAAAAACATTATGCCCTAGCTCTTCGGCTGTATTACCTATTGATCTACTTCCTGCGAATAGCTCTAATATATTCATTTAACTTGTTTCCAATTTTAGCTTTTTGCTGGATAATTCATATTAAAACCTTCTTTTGTTTAAATATAAATTTATTCTTGTTCTGTGAACTTAAAACCTAAGTGCTTGTAGATGGCTCTCATTGTTTTATTCATCTCTTTTAGGTCGGCTTCGGTGTCGGCAGTTCCTAAAAATCGGCTTAACAAGTAGTCAGGATATGCTTGAGCGTCTAGTGTGTACTCTTCGCCCTCTTCGTCAATGTGAACTAGAATATCGTATCTGACGAGCTTTTTCCACTCTTTAAAGCCTTGTTTAATAATTCCTATAAGGTCGTGACCTGCGTTACCTTTTTGACCATATCTTGAGAAAATGTCTATTACCTCGTCAATGAACTTAAAAGCATACTCTAGCCTGTCATCTAGGTTAGAGTAGCGTAATAGGTTTATATATGGATTTATGTTTATTGGGTAGATTCTCATTCTTTAGCCTTTAATCCTTTTAAAATAAGGTTCTCCAAGGTCTCTAATCTACTTCTGATTTTGGATCCTCAAGCTCTTTGAGTTCAAGTTTTAGTCTTTCGATTCCTTTATTGCAGAATTTGATTTGATTCTCAATAAATTCTTTACTTAACTTAAGACTTTGTAAATGAGATTCAGCCATCATTAACTGACCTTTAATTAAGCCTTTTAAATATGTATCAACAATGTTCATTTATTCATCCTCTTCCCATGCTGTCCAGTAATAAGAATCTGGATCTAGTTCATAAAGTTCTTCGTATGGAACTTCAATGTTTTTATCTCTGCACTCTTCGGAGCAGTATTCCATTCCATCAATGACGAAACCTTCAAACATTTCATCACCACATTCATCACATGTTCTCATTCTTCGCCCTCCTCTATCTCTACGCCGATACTTTTTAAGTAGCTTTTTGATAGTTGAACGCATTCTTTTTCGTATTCAATGTCGTCATTAATTGAAAGAAAATAATTACAATCACTTGTATCAATTGAAGTTATTTTGCCCTTCAAAAGACCTTTGAAATAATCGTATCCCTCAAATTCAATATCAGTCCCAATAGCTAAACGCAAGTCCATTTCTGCCTTGGATAGGTCTATGGTGATTTTATGACAAGCTCTGTACTCTAAACCATCAATCCACTCAACAAAGTATTCATTATCAGGGCAAACTATTGCCTTTAAAACTAATCCTATCTCTCTATGCTCCTTGATTGAAGCGTCTAGTGTGATTTTCATTCTTCTGCCTCCCTACCAATAAGCCTTGATTACAAGTTTAATAAGCACCTCTTCATCTACTTCTTCCGTATTAACTACTAAATCCTTATCGTCATCTAGGTAATAATCCGTAATTCTAAACACTCTCTCGTCATCACAAAAGATGGCGTTTTTGTCATCATATGAATCGCCCTCAACTAGAGAGTAAGATTGACACCATTTTTCAAGCTCTTGGTATAGGTAATCTTGATATCCATCGTCCTGGTATGGTCTTTCTAAAAATGTTTGGTGGTACATTATAACGCTCCTTTGTTAGCTTGAATTAACTTATCAAGCTTTTCGATTAATCTTTCTTTAAACTCATAATCTGAGCTTTTTGTTATGAATTCTAATACTTCATTATAGGCAGACTCTCGCCCTTGTTGAAAAGAGCGCAATGCTCTCTCTTCGTATTCTTTGCCTGTAAAAATTGGGTTTTTATTCACGATATTCTCCTTTGTTGTCGTTCTTTATAAATTATTAAATATTTAATAGGTTTTCAATAAAAAAATTAACTTTTTTTAATTATCTCTAAAATATTTTCAATCAGGTCGTAGTTTTCCATATTGTTGATAAAAAATCTTTGCTTTTGTGTTGGTTTTATCCCATTGAGAGCTAGAAGAGTATAAAGGTTTAATCTTGGGTCATCTTCCAGCTCTATTTCGTTAATTCGCCTGCCCCTCATAAGATTGAGTCTTTTAGGGAGAATTGAGGGGCAAGCGGTAAGTTTATAGCCCTTAAAGAAGGGCAACCTCCACTTTTCTTAGATAACGACAACATAAGGAGGGAGGTCAGTTTCATATAGTTCTCGTTTCTTTTAAAATATAATTATTTGCAAAGTAGTTTGCCATTGTTTACATATTTAAGCATCTATCTAGCTCCGTTTCTAATCGCTTCTAAGCTAGGAATTACCTCTAAGATAGAGTCTAACACCATAGAGGACCTTATTCCCTCTAGGTTAAATTCTACTAAGATTTGGTTATTTAGTTTTTTAATCATAAAGCTCATAATACTTCCTTTTTGTTGTCGCTATGCAAAAGCTATATATTTTTTGATAATTATCAAAGATTTATTCTAAAAAATTTGGTTTTGCTATTTCCTCGCCTGTCTCCATTAAGTAATAATACCCACAAGCCTCTATATATTCGCCAAATTCCTTCGTGCTTAGTTCTGTAGTGCTTTTACTTATTTTGACCACCTCGCCCGTCTTTGGGCTTTTTATCTCTAAAGGTAAGAAGTTAGCCCTTAACATATCGTGAGCCATCTCCTTTGTAATACCCCCTAAAGCATCGTTCCACAATTGCCTAAAAGCAGGAACTATACAAGACCAGTAGTATTTATTTTGAGCCAATGACCGCTTTAGAGGTAGCTTGTTAATCTCAACTAGCACTTCTTGACCTTCGTGTACCTGAATCAACTCTCTGAGCTTGTCGGTCATTACAATAGCACCTCTGTGGATACTTGTTTTTATCATTACATCTCCAATAAAAAGTTATATTGAGCCGTGTCACGCTCAAAGCGTTCTAGCATCAGGTTGTAATAATCCTTGTCTAGTTCACATCCCACTAGTTCAAAACCCATTTCGTGACAAGCTACTGCTATTGAACCTGAACCTAAATGCGTGTCTAAGATTTTATCGCCCTCTTTGGCGTAATTGTGGAGTAGCCATTTATAAAGGCAAACAGGTTTCTGCGTTGGGTGTATAGTGCCTCCTTCTCTCACCAAAACCAACGGGTTTTTTGTGTATTCTCTTAATGCCCTATTAAATGAAGTATAAGCCAACTCTGCATCGCTTGAACTAAAATTGCCTCTATCCTTTCTCCAAACAATCCACCCCATTGATGGCTTTAAATACTCAACCATATAATTAGCGCCCCAAATAATTTGATTTTTAGATACCCTAAAAAGCTCATCAAAATATTCTTTTTTTGGTATTGAGCTATCCCAACCCTTGAACTCGTGAGCCTTTCGCCCTCCATTTTTTCCGATTGTCTGTTTTGCACCATCATATTTTATTCCATAAGGAGGGTCTACAATCGCTAAATCAAAATAATTATCAGGATACTCAGCCATTAGCTCCATATTATCGCAATTTCGCAAGTCTATCTTATCTGTTAGTTTCATATTTTACCCCTTCAATCTCAAAATCATAGAGCCACCCAAACTGCTCTATCGTCTGCATTCGTGCTTCCATTTCGCAATCAGTTTCACAAAATATCTTACCTGTGACATTGGACGAACCATCA